AACTCGACCCCTACGATGTATTTGCCCCACTCGACCCCCGGCTCAGAGCGATACTGAACCAGAAGCTTGATCGGGATCTCGGGCGTTTGTGATTCTGTGGTATCTGTATTCATATCATTCCCCTCACATCAATATTAGCACAACTGGCTGGAAACTCTAGCTTTTCATACGTTGATCGATATCGTTCTGGCCCAAATCCCCAACATCTTGGAACGGTTCGACAGCCTTCAGCTCCTGCCAGCGGACCCAACCGGCCCAGCCGATCAGGATCAGAGGCCCACCGAAGAAGATCAAGAACAGGACAAGAACAGTTATATCAAGCATGGTTGGCCTCCAGATCGTCAAGGTAGCCTAAACTTTTTTTGCGGTAAAGCTGTTTTTCTAGTTGACATGCCCATTGGGCAGGTTAAAGTAAGCCATCAACAACGCATACCAATGGAGATACCCATGACCAAGTTGACCCCATACCTCGTGCAGAAAATTATCAAAGGCAACCCCAAGATCGACCAGCGGGTTGATTACGATGAACCCGGCAAGGCCATTATCTACCTGAACGATGGCTGGACTTGGGAAGCCTATGACGGCAACCGGAGCGTCGAAGGTTTTAATCTGTCGGATAGCTTTTGGGAGGAGCCAGACAACGTGGCCTATCTCAAAGAGCGCATCAAGTTCATCGAGCCAGTTGATCCTGAGTGCTATTGAGAAGGGGGACCATGACCCTTCGCCAAGTCCAAACAAAACGGGGGCTTCGGCCCCCACCCACCCTTATTGATGGAGATACCCAATGTTCGCTAAAACCAAAAAGAACGATGTCATCATCATTCGCGAAGCCAAAAGCTATCACAAAATTAACGGCAAGCGGGTAGCCTATACCAACTACGTCTGGGCGAAGGCATCCAGCGTGGATCGCAAGGGCCGGGTACTGGCCTACGTCCGGGTCGATGGTTTGACCTTCACGGTCGATACTAAAACCTTCGTCTGTGTGATTGCCGATCCAGATCGCCAGATGGCGGCAAAACAATTATTCGGCACCGAGCCGACTAAACAGGTGTTCCCCAATGCGGAACCAATCAAGTCCATGATTCTCGACCATATGGAAGCCACCCGATAAATAATTTAGGATGGCAGTTGACATGCCCATTGGGCAGTGTATTGTGTGCATATCGAAGCATTGATTTGGAGATACCCCATGTACCGCAACCTGACCTCTGACTACTCCTTCACCTACGATTTCGAACTCGATCTCGACACCACCTTCACCGCAATCGGCACGGCTGACGTTGATTACGACATCACCAGCGCCGATTCGTCGGTTGGCGAATGCGGTGGCCCGGATGATTTCCGCATCACCGAGATCAAGGCCACAATCCTCAACGTCGATACCGACAATTCGATCTTGGTTGTCCTCAAGAGCGGCCAGCCGCTGTTCGCCCAGATCGAAAAGCAGATCCTCGACCGCGCCATTTACGCGGCCATCGATGACTACAACGATAACCGCTAAGGAGATTGATATGTTCCACGTTCTTGCCCAGCGCATCACCCCTCGCGCCACCTCCTACGCGGAGGTGGTTGCGGTCTTCTACGATCTCGAAGAAGCCGAAGCTCACGCCCTCGAACTGAACCAGAAGGTCTTCACCCCCTGCTTCCACTGGGCCGAACCTGTCCCGCAGCCTGAACCCAGCCCGCTTGATGATTTTAATTACGCTGGCTCCCGCCACCACTACTGATGGAGATACCCATGAAGATCGTTACCGAACAGCCTTGGATCGTTTGGACAGCCGTTGATGAAGACACTTATGACGGCGAGAACCGCACCGAGATGGGAATTGGACACACCGAGCAGGAAGCCATTGAGGATCTGCTTTGGCAATTAGCGGAGGCAGAGGAGGAGGCGAAGGGGGCTTAGGCCCCCTTTTCCTTTATCAGGACATCGTTCCAATCCGTCCCCTTCTCGACCGGCACTTGCACATCGACCCGCCGACCGAACTTCAGCACCAGCCGATTCGCGAGCGTGTAGGCGGCTTGTTGGCCGGTATAGTTTCTATCGTTATCGGCAAAGATCACGATCTCCTGCGCCTCTTCGGGCGGCACCCATTTCGCCATCATGGAGCTGTTGGTCGCAGACCACACCGGGCACTTGTAGAGGATCGCGGCGCTCATCGCGGTCTCAATCCCTTCCGCAACACCCATGAACTCGGCTGCGGGCCAGATCCTGATCGCGGACCCTTCTGGCAATCCCCCAGCCATGACCTTGCGCTGAAGATCCACAGGTGCCTTCTGGCCGTCTGGGGTCAGGTAGGTGATATGCAGGTTTACGCCCTTGTCACTCAGGTCCGATATCCGAGCAACCATCGCGGGGTAGATCTCTCCGTCATGCGGGTGCTTCAGCCCCTTATGCTCTAGGATCGCTTTAGAGGGCCAAGGACGGCCAAGGCGGCGTGTCTGGTACAACCCTACCGGACTATCCGCTGAAGGCGGCTCACAGGCCCGCCAGACCTCCTGCATGGCCCTCTTCTGGGCCTTGGGGTCTTCAGGCTTCTTCGGCTCGGGCATCGGGGTGGTCCCGATAGTGTCCTTCACCAGCAGCCAAAGCTCGCGGAAAGATTTGCCTGTCACTCTTTCAGCCAGCATGAAGCCATCGCCGGGGCCGCAGCCCGAGCAAAAGAACGAGCCGGTGCCATCCTTGTCGTCCCAGCGGAATCGGTCGGTGCCGCCGCACACCGGGCAAGGGCCATGCCTCCCGGTCAGGAAGCGGGCATCCACCCCCATCGTTGGAAGCAAAGCCCGCCAGCGCCCCCTGCAAAGCTCTTTAGCCGGTGCGCTGCTCATTGGCCTTCTCCCTCTGTTTTGCTTTCACGATGTTGTAGTGCTTGATCCAGCTCATGGTCTGCGGGCGGATCATCAGATCTGGAATTTTCTTGATGTCGTTGGGAGGCCCCACACCGAGCCGCGCCCGATATGCGTGATATGCCCAACCATCTTTGTAGCCCCGGTTGCGAGCGAACCCGAGCAACTCCCGATAAAAAGATTCCTTCTCGTGATGCGACCAATCCTTTGGCTTCACCTGCATGGAGCGTGTGATCTCATGCAGCTCGCCCATGACGCTTTCGATCTCGCTCACCGGCTGCGCTTCGAAACCGCATGAAGGACAGATCCGCACTTTTGGCGGACGCAGGAACGCACACTTCGGGCATTCCTTCGGAAGCTTTTCTTTTTTCTCCGGCGTTTTCTTTTTTGACGATCCATCGTCCAGCGCTGCGTGGTGAATGTCAGTCACGAAGCCGAGCCGGATCGTCGTGTCGCTGTGATCCAACACCAAGCAGTGATCTTTGCCCTTTGCTGGTCGGAGGCCGCGCCCGATCATCTGGACGTAAAGCATCTCGCTTTTCGTAGGCCGAGCCAGAATGATGCAGCGAACGTCAGCGTCGAAACCGGTCGTCAGCACGCCCACGTTGCAGATCACACGCACATCGCCGTTCTCGAATTTCTTGACGATCTCGTTGCGTGCATCGCGATCAGTGTGCGCGTCCATGTAATCCGCATTCACGCCCGCTGCGATGAATTGCTGCTGCACATGCTTCGCGTGAACACGATTGACGCAGAAGCAAATCGTTTGTCGATCTTCTCCGCGTTCCATCCATGTCGAAACAATATCTGCAACCAGTGCGCCTTGGTCCATCGCTTCGCCAAGACCCTTCAGCTCGAAGTCACCTGCAACCGTTTTCACGTTTGACAGATCGGGATGCGCCGGGGCGAAAACCTTAAAATCCGAAAGATGGCCGAGATCGATCAGCTCCTGCATCGTCACAGCTATGATCAGATCATCCCAAACCTTCGCCATGCCTTTCGCCCACGGCGTGGCTGTCAGCCCAACGAACGGGATGTGCTTCCAATCGGTGTTCTTCGCCCACTCGTGGATGAACTTAAACTGCACATGCGCTTCATCGATGATCACAAGATCCGCGACAGGAATGTTTCGGCGCATCAGCGTCTGGATCGAACAGACCTGCACAGGCTGCTGGTGATCGGTCATCTCGTGGTCGCCCTGCATGACAGCGACCTCCCAGATCCCGTTCTGCGTGAACCGCTGCACTGTCTGATCGATCAGGCTCAGTGCCGGGACGGCGAAGATCACGCGCTTTCCCTTTTCCCGAGCCATACGGATGATGGCGGCAGCGATAACGGTTTTACCGGCACCAGTGGGCAACTGCATGACCGGGCGCTTATGGCCGGTGGCAAGTGATTGGCGCAGGGATGCTATGGCATCGGTCTGGTATTTTCTCAGTTCCATTTCGGCTCCGTAAGGATTTGGCCTACTCAATCTAACTAGAAAGATTCATCTTCTTGGTTCAGGTAAGGTTCTGTATCTGTATCTGTATGGTTAAACGGTCGTTTAGTGGTTAAACGTCCGTTCAGCGTTTGTTTAACGACCGTT